TTTACTCGTGTCACTAATGTTCTATCAGATGCATTGGTATCAATGAATGGCTCTAGCTATTATTATACTAATCATACGATGGAATACAAGTGTCATAGTATTGAAGGTTATTGTGGATCACTTGTGGTTGGAAACACGCCAAATTATGGGGGCAAAATTATGGGTATCCACATGGCTGGGTATTGTCACATGGACGTTGCACACGCCCAAATACTCACCAAGGAACTCATAGATGCTCTTACTGATTTTACGTCAACCAATCATTGTCTGTTTCAAGATGAAAAACAATCTTTGCAATCCGTTATTGATAACAATTTCCACATCGTAGGCTCAATTCCTCATGTCCTTCGTTCTCCAAATAAAACTAAAATCCGCAAATCTGTTTTACACAATAAAGTCTTTCAAACTACTAAAGCTCCCGCAATTTTAGGTAAAGGCCCTTCAGGTCAATACGTTATCAATAAAGCTCTTCGAAAACATCTCAATCCTCAAATCTCTCTAAATCTCAATCAAGAATCTCTTGTGTCTTCATTTTTGAAGTCACAATTTCAACCAAAAAGAAAAATCCAAGAATTCGATATATCGGTTGCTATTGCTGGCATTCCTGGCAGTCAATATACAAGACCGATAAATAGAAGATCTTCAGCTGGATATCCATTTAATGTTTCTACCCGAGGACAAGGTAAGCAGGAATTCTTAGGACACGATGATGAATACATTGTAGATCATCCTTTTGTGTTACAAAGAATTCAAGCTTACGTTGACAAAGCCCAGAAGCGTCAGCGACCGGACTGCGTGTACGTAACGACTTCTAAAGATGAACTCAGAACACTCGAGAAAATCTTAGAAGAGAAAACACGCAGTTTTGCTGCTGCGCCTCTGGACTTTGTTATTGTCTTCAGACAGAAATATTTAGATATATTCAGTTGGCTAATGGAATCGAAAATTGGAAATTCCTCTTTGGTTGGAATCAATCCCTATTCGAAAGAATGGGATTACTTAGCACGCAAACTTCAAGGTATTTCAGATCCTAAATCTCTGCAATTTATTGCAGGAGATCATAGTAATTTTGATGGACGACTGAACTATGATATCTTATGGTTAATATTTGAATTCCTGGAAGATTGTTATCATCGAGACGATGATCCAGTTGCTAAGGCGCTATGGTTGGATATTACTGATTCGCGTCAAGCGATAGGTAATGCTGTCATTCTCCTGACCAGAGGACAGCCTAGTGGTAATCCAGGCACAGCGCTAATAAACACGCTCTATAATGCTAGCTTAACATTTATGTGTTTGTATGAAGTTCTTGAAGAAATTGGTACCTTAGAGTCCTTTAGTATTCAAGAAAATCTACAACAACACTATTTTGCCGCATTTTATGGAGATGACAATATTCTAGCAGTTTCTCATGAACTTAAGGAGGTAATGCATCCTTCTAGAATTCAGGAGAAAATGTTGGAATATGGTCATATCTATACCACAGATGCCAAGGATGATTCAGCTTTTGAATATCGTACTATGTATGATATTTCAATACTTAAACGTAAGTTTATTTATGATTCATCTTTAATGTCCTGGTTTGCTCCTTTAGAGCTCCCATCTATTTTAGAACCATTAAATTGGGACAAGATAAATGATGCCCTTGAAGGTGATAAGATCAAGCAAATGGTGTTAAATGTTAGAATAGCAGTTAGAGAATTATCCATGCATCCGGAAGAAGTTTTTAAAGACTGGACCACGCGTATTTTTCGCGCTTGTACAGAATCTTTTATAACACTTCCTCCTGAGTGTTATTATCGTCAACAAATGCTTCGCAAAATCTTGAAGCGTGGAGACGATCAATACTCAGTCATTGTTGACGATGCTTTGGATGACAAAACCGAATTGGTCCTTTCCGATAGCGCAGGTGTAACATCTGTTACTAAGGAAAGAAAGATCTGGCACACATCTAGATTAGGTGTCGAACTAGATCAAACATTTCACACGGGTAAGCATATTTATGCTTGTACTGTTGACCCGGTTGGCAGCCCCAGCGAACTGACAGTACACAAAAACCATGGAGAATTTTATCCGATTCTCCAAATGGATCAAAGGATAAGCTCAAATCAAGAAGAAATCTCAAACAGCGAAACCGGCGTTCTTGCCGATGAAACTCATGATCAAACCGACGGCTCTCAAATCTTAAGCTTCACTGGTTCTGATGCTCCAGTAATTGATTCCATCCCAGGTCATACTCCTATCCCAACACAAGTGCTTAACGTGCTTCAGGAAGACAGGGATCATTCAATTAAAGACATCATGTGCCGTGAATATGCTTTTGAATCTTTTTCAATCTCAGTAGGTGGTTTTGAAGGAGAAATTCTCAAGACGTGGGATCCCTTAGAAATATTTCTTTCGCAAAGGAATATTTATGACAAACTTAAGGGATTCTACGCCTTGAGATCAGATTTCTTTATTCGCTTAGAAACGACTGTTCAACCTTTTGTTTCAGGTGGAATAATGTTATCTTATTTCCCTGATATCGATCCTGCTGCTTTTCAAAATAGAACTCTATCAAGACTTCAACTCTCACAAACTCCCAATGTTCAATCTTCGATGCCCGCATCTAACACAATGAAAATTAGATGTCCTTGGGTTTCTGCTTTTCTTGGTAGGGATTTGTTTAATGAAATTGGTAATGCTGGTAAAATTGTTCTTAGTCGCCTAACTCCATCAGCGATTGGGTCAGTCAACGTTACTGCTTATATTTCAGCAGATCCTGAAACACTTAAAGTGGAATATCCAACAATAAACTCTCTTCCTGAACCGGAAACACTGAGAGCAGCGAGAACTATTGACGACATTAAGTATCTAACCTCTAAAGGCTATAAAATCATATTACCTAAAAACCAAATGAAATTGGAATCTAAACAACAAAGTAAAGGTATTATCTCTGGTCTATTGGATAGTGGCTCAAAAGTCGCAACAGTTTTTGGTGGTCTCCCTGTTATTGGTTCAGCAGCATCAACACTCGCTCCCATCTTGAATCTTGGATCCTCCATAGCTGGTGCTTTTGGATTTTCGAAAACCATATCTGATAAGCCTCTTCGAGCTGTTCGTTGGAAACCTGGTGATGCAGCGCTCACAAGCGAGGGTTCGTTGCCATCTCATGAATTCACTATCAATAAAGGTTGTGCTGTCACTAGTGATGACAAACCATTTGGTAGTGAAATCGATGAGATGTCAATAGATGCTATCATGCGAGCGCCAAATTTGTACAGCTCTTTCCAAATAACTACATCTCAGGCTCCAGGCACGATCGTTTTTGCAACTAGTTGCAATTTGGCCAAATACCAAAGTGCCACAGGCGATCAAGTCTTTCCAACTCATCAGATGTGGATTTCCCAGATGTTTCAAAATTATCTAGCTAGTTTTCTTTTTGACTTTAACTTTTATGGAACTCATTTTCATCGTTGTAAATTAAGATTTGTTTTTGCTCCAGGTGATAACGGTAGTTATATCTCTTCAGGAACGTTACCATTTGAAATTAGAAATCTCGCTACATCTCATGTTCATGAGTTCAATGGTGATATAACTACATATCAAATGAAGATTGAACCAGCTTCTGTTACATCTATGAAGTTTATTCCTTCAGCTGCAATAAATGGAGTATCTTCTAAAGCAAATTTTGACGCCAATAGAATTGAACAATCAACATCCTATGGTTTCATTTATGTTGTTGTTGAAGTTCCTTTAGAAGCTACAGGAATAGCATCTCCTATTGTTTATACCACTGTATCATTCTCAGCAACTGATGTCAAGTTATCAAATCCTCAACCGAAGCCGATGATGCTTCCGATCAATCAAATGGAGTCAACTTTGAGTCCTAGTGATGCAAGTCATTCTCGATCCGATCGCATCGAAGGCAAACTCGGAGGAGGGGTTGGTAACTCGAAATCAGCTAATATGGACAAATCTGTTGAGGTTTGCATGGGGGATAGAGCTTTGCATCTTAGAAATATACTCAATGCATATACTGTTTTTGAGTCTGTTACTATGACCGCAAACTCTTTTCTCTTTGTAAATCCCTTCAGATTTGAAATAGATATTACTGCTGCTGGTTTAACAAACAGAGATTTTATTGACTGTGTAGCTGTTGGTTACGCCTTTTGGAAAGGTTCAATGAATATCCGCCTTACCACGTCAACTGGTGCCCAAGGTAGAGTTCTTGAAGCGAGTATCTCAAATTGGTTTAATCAAGTCGCCCCTTTCGTCAATAGTTTCAATCGACTAAATGTATTACCACGAACCAATCTTTTTCCCACTGGTTCGCGAGCAATCCCTATTTTTGGTCAAGAGTGCTGTTACGAATTTAACGTTCCTTACTATCAATGTTTTCACATGTCACGCACAGCGGTGCCAGGGACTGACAGTCTCACCAAAGCCAATATTTACAAATCCGGTAACATTCCTGTATTCTTGAACATCATCTTTGAGGGTACCCCTAATGTTAAATCTTACCGATCAGTCGGTGATGATTTCCGATTTGGATTCTTGACAGCTTTGCCGAGATTTTCATTCGCTACGACTCCGCTAGCCTAATCTTAAGCTTTTACTTTTCAATGTGTTTATTAAAAGTTGCCTCATATGTTCCTGCTTTCTGAATATTTTAAATAATACTAACAAATATTCGAACATATGTTATAAGTATTCTTTTGTATTTATTATATCTTTTGTGATAATCCTTGCAAGATTTATCTCTGGTGTTGGTTCGAGCCCAACAATCACAAAGTTAAGGATATAATTTATACCCTATAAACTGC